GATTGATTTTCTTCTAGTTCGCCACCTTTATTATATTCTTCTGTTGAGAAATAAGGAGGACTTGTAAAGGCACAATCTATCTGTGGTAACTTATCATATGGTAAATCTTCTGCACCACAATTCCATATCTTAACTACTTTAGGTTTAGTAAGAAGTTTATTATAGGTAGCAATTTGTTCTTGATATCGTTGATATGTATTTGGGTTTGGATCACAACCATAATATTCTTCAGCATCTGAAGCAAAGAAACCTGCAAGTCTATCGCCCCAACCACAACTTGTATCTAATACAGTTCTAGCATTTGTCATATCGTAAAGTGCTTTTGCAACTACTGGTTTAAATTGTGTTGCAATGTATGTACCTAATCTAAATGCTGAAATATAACTCTTGGCATTTAACTCGCCACCAATGAGTTCTTCTTTACCTTCTATCACAACTTTCTGAACACCATTAATGCCTCGCCATATAGGTCCTAAACATTTCCATATATCATAAGCGTCATTCTCTTCCCATCTTTTTTTAGGGGCTTCAAACCCATAACTACCACAAGCTAATCTTAAATCTTGATGAAAATAATTTGATACATCATTGAAAGTACTAGCACCATTTACTAAGCCAAGACCATACTTCTCATAACTATATTTGTAATCATCATACTTTTCAAATACTTCTTTTTCAACTTGTTCATTTGGTATACAAATAGAAGATGTATTAAACTTCTTTAAGTCATAGAAAGACTTTCTCATATCATCTTTACTTATTTCTTTAAGTGGGAATACAGGTCGTTCACTTGCAATATAGTCAGCAAGGTGTGTTCTCATTTTGTCTTTGCCGTAAGTTTTATTCAGTAATTCAAATGACTTGTTGTCTAGTAGAGGTAGTTTATCATTGCTAGCGGCGTCTAAAAGACGGTTATATAGTGTGTTATCTCTAGTATAATGTGTAAATGCGGTTTCTCTCATATTAAAAAAATAAATCCAATGTGGATTGCCTTTCAAAGTTCCAACCAATTGCCTTAACAATAAATCGTAACGGTTCTAAAAATGACTTATCAAACTGATTATCATAATCAATATATTTGTGTAAGTCAAACTCTTTTGGTAATACACCAATAAAGGATATTACATCTTGATGTAAAGTATTAGGTTCTTTTAATCTAATAAACTTAATCTTATCACCCTCTTGTACATTCTCATACTTTGTTAATTTCTTTTTCTTTAGTATATTATTATATAGTAATGCACCCCTTACATGAATTGGGCAACCTTTTAAATATATATCTTTTGTTGAAGAATACTTTTTAAGATTATTACATGAACGAGGATAAGCAATTTCTTCTGGTGGTAATGTCTTAAAATGTTTTCTAAAATCTTCTATGAATTGAATTAAAGTTGCCTCATCTTTATTCATAATTACTTTCAATGCCTCTTTAATTTTAAGTCTGCAAGGGGCAGGTGTAGATGATTTAACGGCTTCAATGCCCATGATTTTGAGTTTAGGTTCTTTTAAATCAACACCTTCTTCATTGTAAACATTTAAAATATATCTTTTCTTGGCAGTCCAGATACCTTTGTTAGCAATTACTTCTCTTTTCATAATCATCTTTTGGTCAAATGCACTTACATATTTAGCAAGTCTGTCAAAACTTTTATCAATAGCAGGTTGTAATGTTTCTTCACAGAATTTATCCATGACTTTTACAATCTTTCTTGTATCAGATTTATCTTTAAATATCTTATCAACAAATGAACCAAGTTTAACATAGATTGAATCAGTATCAGAAGCAACAACATAAACAAAATCTTTTGTTTTTAATAGATTATTTAAAAACTTATTAACATCTCTTTCAATCCATCGAATAGTTAATTGACCTGCCATTGTAATACCTTATGCATGGCGAATATCAAAGTATCTAAAATACTGATTGCCAATAGCACCATAAGCACTATTCAATGCAATCTTTCTTGCAAGTTGTATATTAAAGTTTGTTGCAATTTCATTTTCGTATTTCTTATCGCCAGTTTTTTGATACATGGCTTTTGCTTCAAGCATTTTCTTTTTATAAATCACTCGTTCTTGATATAATGTATCCATTAGTTCAGGAAGAAAACCTCGTTTGTCTGTTCTAAACTGAGCACCGTTTGGTGTTATAGTTCTGTTATCAAGGTTAGATAAATCAGATTTTTCATTTAACATATCTACTACATTAACTTTGTCAGGTTCAAACCCAACCATCGTTTCAGGAGATATATTATACTGCATGATTAAATGTGGATACAAACTGTTTAAATCAAAACTACAAATCCAAGGGTGTTGTCCTGTAATTGGATCTTTTACATATGCACCTTCATAACCTTCAGATTTTTTAGATTCTTTAACGGCAGGAGGAACAATATTATTATCTCTTAGGTGATTGTATATAATAGTATCCCAAATTCCAACTTGACCAAATGCATCTTGATAGTTTGCCTTTGCCTCGTAAGCCATTGTTAGATGTAAAGCAATCAACTTCATTTTATCTTCTAACTTATCAACTAGTTCAACATCTTGAATATTATACTCAACAAATAATTGATGGTCTTTAGAATAAAACTCTTGAAAAGTATCATAAGGATTGTCTAGTTTGTTTTCGCCTAGTTCTACTTCACCGATATAATCTAGTTTATAACTTTCTCGTCTAACAAAAGTATGCTTACGATATAGGTCAAGATAATCTAAAGTATCAATACCTAATATATCCCAAGTCTTTTGTTCTTGTTTACTTTCCCAACCACTAATTTTAGAACTATTTTCATTTACAACACCCCAAGGACTAAACTGCGAAATGTATTCATCACCCATAAGATATTTAAAACGATTCATTAGATAAGGTATATCAAAAAACTTTACATTCCAACCAGTGATAATATCAGGATTGTATTTACACCAGAAATCTGTAAAGCGATGCACTAAATCTATTTCACTTGAACATTTTATATAATCAACATCATCACGGTCATTTACAAAGTTGCCCATACCAAATACTTTTATGTTTTTCTTTTCATGGTCTTTTACTGTAATACAAATTAAAGGTTCTTCTGCCTTGCCAGGATCAGGAAAACCGTTTGCACTTTCACATTCGATATCAATTGTTAATATTCTGATTTGTTTTATATCCCAATCTATTTTGTCAGGAAATTCATCTGCAATAAATGGATATTGATACCTTGTGTTACCAAAGTATTCAAAGTTACTTACACCTTTATATTCTTCTATCCATCGTTTAGTATCAGATATACTTTTAAATGTAACCTTATCAACACTACGACCATCTAAAGTTTTATACTTTGATTCTTTTTGTGTTGGAATAAAAAGAGAAGGCTTGTAATTAATTCTAAACTTCTTATGGCTACCATCTTTATTGATACCTCGTACCAATAGTTTGCCACGATACGGTAGAACGCTAGTATAGAATTTCATTAATTATATTTGTGTATTATTAAAATGTTTGTTCAATGATTGTAATTTATCTTCTGCTGTTGCTATTTTATCAACTAGTTTATCCATTTCTTCTAGGTGTTGAGGATGTTCTCCTATACCTACAGCGCTATCAAAATAAATTGTTAGTGTAGCATATGCACTTGCAATATCTGATTCATATTGTTTGATTAATGCTTTAAATAGTGGGGATTCTGTCTGATGATTTTTTACCATGTTCACTCCTTTTCATATTATATTATAACACATTTTAGTTAGTTTGTAAAGCCTTTATTTGAATGGGTTAATATTAACCCCTTTTGTATTATTGCCATCACTTCTCTCTATCCATTTAGAAAGAATAAACTTTCTGTTTGGATTTACATTGACTTTAAATCTAGTCAATAAATCTCTGTTAATAAGAAATGTACTTCTTGAATCTTTTATTGTTAAACCAATAGGAACTTCTGTGTACAGTTTATTATTAAAAGTGATATCTACAAATACAATAGGTCGTTCATCTATATCACCCATTCTAGTTGCTTGAGATTCACCTTCTAGTTTACTTGTAAACTTCTTACCATCTTTTTCCCATTTGACAGTTTTGCCTGATACATCTATTTTATCAACATGAAACATTGAAGCAGTAGTTCCGTTACCAGTATCAAACTTTGCTCTTACTGGTCCGTAACCATCAATAACAATTCTTTCGTGAAATCCTGCCTCTCTAGTAAATGAATGTTTCCTATGAACATCTTGGGAAAGATAATCAAATAATTCTTTAACTACATTTTCTGGTGTAGTCTTACCAATATATGTATCTTCTCTCTTAGCAGTATTGTATAGAGCAAACTCTGAGCCAATACCAGGAGAACCATTACACTCTAAAACATATAATTGTTTATTCACTATTGCATGGTCAACACCAACCATATAAGCACCAACAGAACGAGCAGCCTGTAAGACTACTGTACGTTCTTCATCTGATAACTTGTAAGGTTCAGTTGTTGCTTCTCTATGTCTATTAGAACGAAAATCTTTCTTTGCACTAATTCTTTTTGTTGATGCTAATATTCTACCATCAATGACTAGTGTACGAACATCAAAATCAAATTTTAAAAACTCTTGAAGTAATAAAGCAGCGCCAAACTTCCATAGTGATTGTGCCACAGAAATCATACTCTTTTCAGATTCAACTATTGATACACCAATACCTTGAGTACCTGTAAGTGTTTTCATAATGACAGGATAATTGCCACCTAATTTTTCGTGAGCATGAAGTAATCCTTTTTCATTTGAAATAAGAGCAGTTCTAGGTGTTGGTATGTTATCTCTTTCAAAAGAAATATATGCTGACATTTTATTATCGCAAGTCAACATACCATTTCTAGTGTTTATCATAAAGGCACCAGAATTTTCAAATGTTGATAGTAATGCTAATCCAGTTTCATCTTCAAGAACCCCAGCACGGACAAAACAAATTGTTTTTGAAAGTTCAAAATCTACTTCAGTATCTTTACCATCAATATTAGATACTAGTAAAGTACCTTTTTCTAAATCGTTTTTTGATACCCATGCTTCAGATGTGTTAATAATATGACAAGGAATATTTCTCTTTTGACATTCCTTTAATATCTTATTACTAACGATAGATTTACTATCTGCATTAAGTTTAGTTAAGACCGCAACTTGTATGTCGGCTCTTTCTACTTTTTCAGATATAAATTCTCTAAACTTCGGTGCTTGCATCTTCTACTTTTTTACCTATGTTATATTTTGCTTGTAAGTCCCATTCACCTTTTTCTTTAAATGATAAAACTTTAATCTGTGATAGAGGTGCTTTCTTTTCGGCAATCTCTTTGTTTAATATAGCAATCAAACCCCAATCTGCTAATAATTGAGAGATAGTATTTCTTCGTTCAGTATCATTCTCAGAAAAGTTAGCTGTCTTACCATCTAATGCAAATAACTCTTTAAAATGTACTATGAAATATCTACCTTGTTTGTGTAGTATATGACAAGACTGGAATAACTTTTTATCTTTTCTTGAGGCAACTCCAATTCTTGTTAATGTTTCTCTAACTTTTAGAAAATCGTCTGGTTCTTTTAACTGTACTTCGAGCATCTTCTCTGGATGCCAACTATTATCTAATTCATTCATTTTGTCCCACCTTTAAATAATTTTTCTTTAATTAAGTTCAATTGTTCTTTGGTGAGTATGTCCAGAGCAGACTTTGCCTTATCATTACTATATCCATAATACTCTTTTACACACTCAATATCTTTTAGTTTACTAGCTCTTAAAAAAGGACTAAACCTTTTCTTGGATCTAATACTATTTAGTAGAAATGAGTATTGCATATCCTTATCAAGGAAGTGATTACGGTTTACTTCATTAACAAGCATAATAGTATCTGAAAAACCAGATAATATCTTATTGATTATGAAAGCAGGATACTTCTTTATCCACTCTTTATCCTCAGACTTCATTAAGTCTTTTTTAGTAAAGTTTATGGAGTTTAGATATTCTTTT